TTTATAAGTGAATTATAATAGAGTTTTCTCAGGCCGCTATACGGTTTATAGCGAAAGCTGCGTTCACCAGAAATGGGAAAGCCTCACGGCTTTCGGAACACCAAACCAATACCGGATATAGTAGTACTAGTAGTACTTGCAGTATACTGACGATAATAATTACTACTATTAATGGGGGGAGGTCTATTAAATTTAATTGCGAGCGGCGAATTAAATGGCGTCTTAAATGGCAATCCAAAAAAAACATTTTTTAAGACCACGTATTCAAAGCATACGAATTTTGAATTACAAAGATTTCAAATTGCGTATAGTTTTGAAAATTCACTTTCGTTAGTTACCGATTCCTTATTTAAATTTACAATTTCAAACATTGGTGATTTATTAATGGACACCTTTTTTTCATTCACATTACCAGATATCTATAGTCCAATTTATACAATACCAATTCCTTATGAACGTTCAACCGGCGGTCACTATAAACCAGTAGAAGATATCTCTGGATTAATATATTGCCAGCCTTATGAGTTCAGATGGATTGAAAATGTTGGAGTTCAATTCATTAAAAAAGTTACCTATTTAATTGATGGACGGCCAATTCAAGAATATTCGGGTCAATATCTATATTGTAAATCAAAACGAGATTTATCAAGTGAAAAATTAGAATTATTTAATACTATGATTGGAAATTCAAAGGAATTTGTTGAGCCAGAAATGTTTAATAATAACAATGGAAATTATCCTTCTGTATCATGGGGTGGATTAAATGAAAGCCATTATCCAAACGGATTAGAGCCGTCAATACGCGGAAAGCGCATCTTTGTGCCGTTATATCTTTGGGAAACCTTTTCAAGTTATCAAAGTTTCCCATTATTATTATTACAATATTCAAAATTAGAAATACACATTGAATGTCGACCAATTTGTGAATTGTTTAAAGTGAGAGATTTAAATTATTTTGAGTCATGGGTTAATAAACTATGTCCAACCACTCAATTGCCCAAAGACATAACCACCACGTTTCAGTATTATGACCCTCCCTTTATAAAGCCAGATTTAAGCGATGAAAGATACAACCTATTATTTTTTTTAAAGCCTCCACCGCCAAATTCATTTTGCTTAGGAGATCTAAGTTATAATCTCCTTCCAGAGTTAACCGCCCGCGAAAACATACAAAAAGTATTTAAAGAACTAAGTACTAAGTATTATTCAAAACTTCCTAATTTTGGGTTTGAAAACATTAGTTTATATTCAACCATTGCATTTTTATCAGAAGACGAACGAAGATATATGAGCGAACAATCACAAAACTATTTAGTTAAAAAAGTATTTGAACGAACAATCTACAATGTTCAAGGAGTTAGAAAAGAAGAAACAAGCTCTTATGGTATGATTGTCTCATGGATGTGGTTTTTTCAGAGAACGGACGTGGTATTAAGAAATGAATGGTCTAATTATTCAAATTGGCTATATAACAATAAAATGCCATATCCTTGTATACTATCATTCGATTTACCGCATAGTTTGTCAAATGTAACGATTCCTTATATCACTCCACAAAACAAAAAATATTCAATTACGAATTTAGCTCCCGGTCTTCACTATATTAGCGGTCCAACTCATCCAGCAAATGAAAAAAATATTATGCTTAACTGGGGGTTATATTGTAATGAATTGACACGCGAAGAAGTATTGCCTTATGGGATCAATGCTTATATAGAAAACTATTTAAAAATAGAAGGCGACCCTGAGGATGGAATTTATTGTTATAATTTTAATATTGAACCTCACTCTACATTAAATCCGTCGGGAGCAATGAACATGATGAAATTTAATGAAATTACTTTTGAGTTTACAACCATTGACCCATATAGAGAAAGGATACCGATGCCTGTAACAAGTGAAAGTATTGTCTATGGCAATGATGGGTCGCCTCAAGAAGAAACACGTCATTGTATTCACGATTCACTCTATAAAGAGTTTGAGTATAATTATAATTTACATATCATGGAAGAACGATATAATATTTTACAATTTTCAAATGGCATTGTGAATTATTTATTTCCAAATTAAACGCAGTTAAAGAATTCAAAGAATTCAAAGAATTCAAAGAATTCAAAGAATTTAAAGAAAAAAAGTAAACATATACATAGTATATATATATATATGGGAGCAGGGTTTTTAAATATTTTGTCAGAAAGCGATGAGGATATTATATTAGTTGGAAATCCAAGTAAAACATTTTTTAAAAAGACCATCCTATCACACACAAATTTCGGAAAACAAAAATTTCGGATTGACTTTGAAGGTAATACGAGGTTAAACTATACAACTCCAACATTGTATAACTTTAAAATACCGAGATATGGAGACTTACTACAAGAAGTTTTTTTTTCGTTTACCTTACCAAATATTTGGAGTCCACTCATTGCGTTTGGAGGAACACCCATGGTGATTTGTTCTTTGTGTCGAACAAATATAACCACAAACTATGATTCGTTTTTTTCGGATGAAACAACTCCCTCGCAACCCATCACAAGATGTGGATTGTGTGATTGTTCTTGTAATAGTCCTAGTAATTATTCTACCTATAATTTTTCTAGTTCAACAAATTTAGGTGCTAAGATTATAAATCGAGTATATCCATTAGAGTTCAAATGGATTGAGAATATTGGGGTTCAAGCGATTCGATCCGTAAGAGTATTGTCTAATAATTCAATCCTTCAAGAATTTAGCGGTCAGTATTTATTAAATATGGTTTATAGGGATTTTACAGACAATCAAAAAAAAATACTTCATAAAATGATCGGTAATGTGCCAGAATTAAATGATCCAGCACATTATTCAAATAGAAATGGAAATTATCCAAATGCGGCTTATTTTGGGTCTCTCAACTCAATGTCCTATGGACTAGAGCCGTCAATCAGAGAAAGACAACTTTTAATTCCAATCAATTTATGGTCTACTTTAAATCATAAAACGCCTATTCCTTTAGTCGCCATGCAGTATAGCGAATTACGGGTCGAAATAGAACTACGGCCAGTCAATGAATGGTGGGTAATTAAAAATGTAATTAACGAAGCAAGTATTGAGATTAATGCGAATGCTCAATTAGGAAAGACCATAAATGCGAACCCCGCATATAGTCAAAATGAATTAACAAATTTATTTGCCATACTGCATAATACTTATAGTGCGCCAAATTGTAACAAGGAAATTTACAATTTGAAACTATTTCTTAAAGAACCACCAAGAAAAAATATAGTGGATAAAGAAGCGGACATGGATGGTAGTTTAATCTCCGAAATTGGAGCCTTAGTCTATCCCTTAACAAGTAACAAGGTAGTAGAAACTCACTATAAAGACGTACCAAGTCCTTGGTTCGCAGATGTTCATTTAATTGGGTGTTATACATTTTTAACAAATGAAGAACAACTCTTTTTCTCTCAAACAAGTCATTCTTATTTAATAAAAGAAGTTCATGAACAAACATTTAATGATTTAATTGGCGGAAGTCATTTTACAAACATTAAAACAAGTGGATTAGTCATTTCATGGATGTGGTTTTTTCAGAGGTCTGATGTAAAGTATCGAAATGAATGGTCAAATTATTCAAATTACAATTATAATCATGGCAATGCAGAAGTAATGAGTTTATATGGAATTACGGATCTACTTAGTTTTAATCATGAAAAAGCAGAGACGTCACATAAATTAGACTCAATTGTATGGCAAAAAAAATATTCACCAAAAGAAACAAAAGATATTTTATTAGAGTGGGGGCTTTATTTTAATACTTCCATTCGAGAAATAATATTAGAAAAAGAAATGATTGCTTATATCGATCCTTATTCAAGAAGCCAAGGCAGTGGATTGTCTAATGTGTATTATTATAATTTTTGTTTAAATAGCGATCCTTTTGTTTATCAACCATCAGGAGCAATCAATCTATCAAAAATAAATAATGTATACATGTCTTATAAATTAATAGATCCGTCTTTAAAAGTATCCATTAACGATACAAATAATTATATTAGTACTATCAGCGACCCGTTTTTATATGCCTCATCTGTTGGAACTTATTTATCAAATGCGATCAATGCTAACGTTACGTGTAGCGAGACAAATACAGAAGAACGAACTACGTTAAATTTAAAAGTAACAGAAAAATATGTATGGCATTATACCTTACACATTATGGAAGAAAGATATAATATTTTAAAAATACAAAATGGAATTGCAAATTTACAATATAATCGTTCATTATAATAGAACTATAGAACTATAGAACTATAGAACTATAGAACTAGTATAATAACTTTATAACTATATAAATATAGAACTACTATAATAAATATAGTAATTTATTATAGTATAATGGGTGGAGGATTATTAAATTTAGTATCCTATGGAAATTTTAATATAATTGTCAATGGCAATCCACAACGAAGTTTGTTTGTCGCAACTTATAAGCGATATACAAATTTTGGGTTACAAAAGCATATTATCAATTGTAATATTACAACCCCAAAACTAAAAGAAAATGAAAGTTCAACCTTTAACTTTACGATTGCTCGGCTTGGCGATTTGATTGCGGATACTTTCTTCACGATTCAAATGCCTTATATATGGAGTCCAGTGTTTGTTGAACCAACGGATATATATGACAATCCAAGAACTCCGTATAGTTTAAATATAGAAGAAGGATTGTATGTCATCGCAAATAGTGAAACAAATGAAACAAATGAAACAAGTAACATTCGAAGACTAACAGACCCGCATATTCCGCATGTTCAACCTTTTGAATTTAAATGGATTGAAGATTTAGGATCTCAATTAATTAAAAAAATTTCAGTCTCAATTGGAGATACCATTATTCAAGAATTTTCAGGAGATTATTTAACAAACATGGTTAAGAG